CCTCCAGCTTCTCGGTGCGCGTCTTGACCTCGCCGAGCGTCTCGGCAAGCAGGATCAGTTCGTCGGAGTAAATGCTTTCCAGTTGGCTGCTCATTGGGAGAGTTTCTTTTCGATGGCGGCGATGCGAGCCTCTAGTGCTGCGGCGTCAAGAGAGCGTAAACCGTCAAGGCTCGCGGCGAGCGCCTTGTCGGCGGCGGTGAGGGCGAGCGATTGGGTCGCGAACTGCTGCTCCATCCGGTCCAGCCGCGCGACCAGGTCGCCGGCCAGCTGCGCGAGCGCTAGGAGTTGGTCGGTCGTCTTCACGTTAGTCTTTCGGGGAGCGAGGACGCGAACCAGAATTGCCCCCCTGCGTGGGGGTCGTCACAACCACGCTCGCCACGACATTCTTGGGCGCGATCACCGGCACGACGACGTTGATCGTGAGCGCGTTCGATTCGGCGTTGCCGGCCGAGTTGGTTGCGCGGGCCCGATAGGTGCCGGAATCGGTGGTCGCGGCAGACGCGATGGTGTAGCTGGCATTCGTAGCCCCGGCGATCGCCACGCCGTTCTTCAGCCATTGCCAAGTAAGCGGCGGCGTGCCTTCAGCCGTGGCCGAGAAGGCCATCTGTTGTCCGACATTCACGGTCAGCGTGTCGCCAGTCTGGGCGAACGCGGTAGCAACTAGCAGGAGCGAGGCGAGGAGGCGTTTCATTAGGTGAGATAGGGGTCAGGAGAGAGGATTAGTGGGCCGGTTCAACTTGTACCCATTGCTGGATAGATTCGTTCCAGATGTAGGTTTTCCCATCTGAAGGGTATGGGATCGGAGGATCCCATTCCAAAGTGGTTTCATTGAAAATCCACGAAAGATACGGCTGCGGAGGAATGAACGCATCCCGAATCTCATCGTAGCGATAGCCGATCCCGGCAAATCGAACACGGATGTTGCCGTGGTACGAGGTCTGAAGCCAGCGCCCGCCAAGCAGGTTAGTGCAGAAGGCGGCGCCCACGGCCTCGCTTTCATTGCCGTCAACGTCTAGGCAATCGCTGTTGGCTACAACGATCACCTGCTGAACAATGTTGAGCGCGTCAACTTGAGCGAAATGGGCCATATCAACCGATAGTTAAGGTTCCCGAGGAGGTGAAGGTCGCAACCGTGTAGGAGCCGCTGATTGTTTGCGTGCCTCCCGTTATGTTGAGCCCAGCGGCGTTGATGGTTAGCCAACGAATGATAACGACTCCAGAGCCTCCGTTTGAGGCAGCATTTCCTCCTCCGCCTCCCCCTTTGTTCGCAACTGCGTTTGTAGTTGTTGCGCCTCCGTCAACAGCCGTTCCAGTCGTCCCACCAGACGATTGGCATCCTGCACCTCCACCGCCTCGTCCGGTCGATGTTCCATCAATGGAAGAAGTAACACCAGCGCCGCCATTAAAAGTGCTGCCGTTTGCTCCTGCGCCCGCTCCAGCTCCAGATCCTGTGCCGACGCTGTAGGCGCTTCCCGCGTAATCAGCATTAGATCCGCCAGTTCGACTTCCGGGAGCTCCACCACCAGTGCCTCCAGTCGAAACCACAACTCCTACAATCTCGGAATTAGTTCCGCTTGAACCATTGACACCAGATGCAAAAGCTCCAGCTCCGCCTGCCCCAACCGTGATCGTGTAGGCTTTGTAGTCTAAATCAAATGAACTTGATGTGCGCGATGTTCCACCGCCGCCTCCGGCGGGGAATGACGAACCCGAAACACCACCCCCCGCTCCGCCACCCGCAGCCTGCACAAGGTATTCAACCGTGAACTTGTTCCGCCTCGATGGAATTTGAATCGTGGCGTTTTGAGTCTGCCAAGACGACACTTGGCTGCTCGACAAAGTGCGCTTGAAGGAAAGGGCCATTACGAGATGCGGTTGACGTAGCCGGTGATGACGATCTTGTTGGTCGTACCCGCAAATGCGGCTACTGTAGAAGCGGCAGCGCCTGTGCCAGACAATATAAGACCGGGGACTACCAACGTCAACCCAGAGGTCGCCGGAATCGACAGCTTGATGTTATCGTTTGGCGCAGTCGTACCGCCCAACTCAATCGTCAGAACAATAGCAGCCGTATCCGAGTTGTAAGCGTAGAGCCAAAGCTCATCCAGAATCGAAGATGAGGTTCCGGTGGCGTGAATCGTGGTACCAGCAGTAGCAGTCGCTGCAACCAGAATGCCCCGTCCGTTTGTTGAGCCGGACAGTTTAAGCTTAGAGAACGTAGCCATAATTAGGAAAAGACTTGATTAGCTAAGATGTTGTTTTCGTCGTCAGCGGCAGAGCCTCCGCCACTGACAGTTGCCCATTGTGGGTTAGCTGCTGCGCCCTGAGTCTGAAGGTATTGGCCGCTAGTGCCTGCTCCAAGCCGAGTCCACGTAGACGCACCGCGATAGAGGATATCGCCCTGAGCGGCAGACCCGACCAGATCCAGCACTTGCGTCAGCGTGGCGTCCTCGGGGTCTCCGGTCGAGGCCGTGATGCGAGCCTTGATCGTCGAGGCCGTCATATTCGCCATCTTGGCGTTGGTCACGGCATCATTCGCGATGGTCGTCGCGAAGGAGCCCGTGCCGCTGCCGGTGACGTCGTTCGTGAGCGTAATCGTTTGGTCGCCCGTATTGGTTCCTGAGCTCGTGCCCGAGAACGTGCCGTTCTGCGTCGCGAGCGTGCCGAGGCCGAGCGTCGTGCGCTGCGCCGCAGCATCCGCATCATCGAGGAGCGCCTTGCCCGCAGTAGTGATGTCCCCGCCCAGCTTGGCCGTGCTGACGACGCCGTTCGCGATGGTCGTCGAGTTGCTGTTCTGGCTGGCGGTCACGTCGCCCGTAAGCGCCGCCCGCTCTAGCGCAAACTGCCCGCCGGTCGCTAGGTTGACGGTGATCGACGTAGAGTTCTGGATGACGCGCTCCGCGGATAGCGTTCCGTTAGCGCTGGCGACGAGATACTCTGCGTCCGTAGGAGCGCCGCCGCCACCGCCAGTCTGCGCGACCCAAAGCGGATTCGCGCCTTGCCCCTGCGTCGCGAGCACGTAGCCCGAGACCGAAGGCGCGAGCCGCTGCCAGCTCGTGCTGCCGCGATAGAGGACGTCGCCGTAAGTCGTGGAGCCGACGAGGTCGAGGACTTGCGTCAGGCTGGCATCTTCCGGATCGCCGGTCGAAGCCGTGACCCGCGCTTTAATGGTGCTCGCCACCATATTCGCCAGCTTTGCGTTCGATACCGCGTCGTTGGCGATCGTGGTCGCGTTACTATTCTGCGAGGCCGTGACGTCGCCAGTCAGCGCGGCGCGTTCGAGCGAGACCTGGCCGCCGGTCGCGAAGTTGACCGTGACCGACGTGCTGTTTCCGAGGACGCGCTCGGCACTCAGCGATCCGTTCGCGGAGGCAACGATGTATTCGGCATCCGTCGGCGCGCCGCTGCCGCCCGTGTTCTGCGCCCAGCTAGGGTTCGCCGAGGCGCCGTTCGTCTGGAGGATGTAGCCGGCGGTTGCCGCAGGAAGGCGCGCCCAGCTGGTGGCTGAGCGGTAGAGGATGTCGCCTTGCGCCGCGCTTGCGATGTCCAGCTGGTCGAGCGTCGGCCGCGCGTGGACGTGATCGACGCGGGCCGCGGTGATCGAGACGCCAGCCGTGGCCGAGACGCCCAGCGCCGCCGGAGCGGTCGAGTCGAAAAGCTGCCGATTCCGCCAGACGGTGGTCGAGGAATCGTAAGAGAGAAAGTCCCGGTTCGCGACCGTGGTCACGAGGACGTCGTGCAGTTCCTCGAGCTCGAAGCCGTTGAGAATGTCGACGTAGATGATGCCATCGGCGACGCCGGCCTTCTTGATCACGTAGCCGATACGCACCGAGTGATTCGGCTGCGTCGGCCGCGTGTTGACGAGTCCGCCTGGAGTCGTGGCCGAAAGGTAGAGCGTGTCGCCCTCGTTGAAGGAGTTAGTGTTGATGCCGCGCAGGAGGCCGTTCGTGATGATAAAGCCGGACGAGTTGTTCCCGATGGTCTGCGAGATGAGTCCGATCGTTGTCGCCGAATTAGCATCATCGGTGCCCAGCGCCAGCACCACCTTGAGCCGCGTGCCAGAGGAGCCATCCTGTCGCACGACTTGGCCCTTGGTGAACGGCGATCCGCTCTGGTTGTAGACTTGCACGTGCGCGTCGACGCCGAGCAGCGCATTGACACTCGAGTTGAGCCCGACCTCGATGGCGCCCTCGGTCGCATTCCAGACGGCCTTCGCCGTGGTCACGCTCGCGGTGCTCGACGTGTTTAGCGCGAAGTAGTCGATCTGCGTGATCGTGTTGGTCGCACCGAAGACCGAATCCACCGGGAAGTCGATCGGGTCGCTGCCGCCCGTTTGATGCGTCGATGCGTGCGCGGTCGGCGTGCGCGAGTCGGACAAGCGCGAGTCGTTGGCCTGCACCGCCTTCAGCGCGGCGCTCTCGCCCGAGTTCGCGAAGGTGACGACGCCCGAGGCGCTCGTGCTCGCCGGCTGCTTGATGTTCGCGAATGCTGCCGTGATCGACGCGACGTCGGTCAAGTTATTCGCGCCGAGCATATCGCCGCCGCCGGGGATCGATTCCCAGAGCGTCGTCGTGCCATCCGTCTTGAGGAACTTGCCCGCGTTGCCCGCCTGCGAAGGCAGCGAGTCGCCGCCGCCCCCACCGCCGCCGCCTGCACCACGCGCCGCGATGACCGCCCACTTCGCGCCAGCGGTGGCGATGTTCTTTCGCCCCGGCGTGTCGTTAGTGTCCTCGAGCGCGAGGTAGGTGCTGCCGTACCACGAGAAGAGATCGCCACGCTGCGCGACCATTCCCTCCTTCCATTGCCCGCGGTAAGAATCGATCAGCGTCGGCGCAGCGGCCAGTTCCTGCTTCGGCAGCGCCGCGTTCACCGCGTGCTGAATCTCGATGACAAGCCCGCGCTCAAGCTTCGTAATGCGCTCCTTAGCGGCCTCAGTCAGCGTGCCCAGGATTCGCGACTCGATCTGCTCCGCGGTCAGCCCGATTTGTTTCTCGGCCTCGGTGAACTGCGCTTGAGCAAGACCAACGATCTCAGCGCGGACGGCTTCGAGCTTCGTCTGCGAGTCGGCGAGCGCGGCGCGGCAGCGGCCTTCGAGGTCTTCGTTGTATTTGGCATAGGCGTCCGAGACGAGCCCAGGCACCGCCTCGGTCAGCTTGGACTCTAGCTCCTTGCGGATCTCCGGCACCGTCTTGCCGATGCGCTCGAGCAGTTCGTCGAGCGTCTTGTCGTGCTCGACCAGCAGCTGCGCGAACTCCTCAGCCCGCTGGCCCAGCTGCTCGTTGCTCGTGATGATGGCGTCGAGAACACTATGCATTGTCAATGGGTGCGGAGGCTTTTGATCTTGGCGCGGCGATCAGTCACGCTCGCGAAGAGCGCGGTCAGCTTGTTCTCGGCGTCGGCCTTCTCGGCGAGCATCTTGCGCGCGTCGGAGAGCGTAACGATCGGAGCGGGAGGAGGCGGCGCCACGACCGGCTTCGGCTGAAATCCGAACGGCTTCAGCGCCTGCTCGATCTGCGCCTCCGTCTTCGCGTTCTGGCCCAGCTTCTCGCGGACGGCGGCGAGCTTGGTCGCCTTGTCAGCCAGCCGCTCTAGCGGACGCTTCGCGCGATTGCGGCCCGCCTCTAGCGCATCGGCGACGTTTGTCGGCCGATTCAGTTCCTCGCGTTTGAGCGCCTCGGATTTTGCGCGCGCCCAGCTGGCCCCGGCGTCACCGCCCCAGAGAGCCCACGCGATGCGGCCGGCGGAAGGATAGCCGTCCTCGCCAGGAGAAAAGCCGGTGCCCTGCTTGTCCACCTCGTGCCGCGCGAAATAGGAGACCATCCGGCGAACCGTGTCGGGCGAGAGATTCGACTTGTTGGAGATGTCGCGCGCGCGAGCGACGCCGACAGCGGTGCCTCCGCGGTTGAACTTGTCGCGCCACTCGAGGCCGCGCTTGGCCTCGGCTGCCATCGCATCGGTCGGCGTGAGGTCGACCGCGGCGAAGCGCGCAAGCTCGGCCGGCGTCGGAGGCTGGTCGGGCGTTTCGTCCTCGGGCGCAGCGCTCGATTTCATCGTCGCGTTCGTCGCATCCACCGCATCGTCGGTGACGTTCGTGCCCAGCGCCGCGGCCATCGAGGGATTCGCCGGCAGCTGCTGCGTGACCATACGGATCGCCGTTTCGGGAATCCCGTAGCGCTCCGCCAGCTCGCTCACGTAGCTCGCCTCCGCCGCGATCTGCTCGAGCCGGGTAAATGCATCGGTGCCCTGCTCGGCCGCGATCTCTTGGAGAGACTTCGCGCCTTGGCGGTTCTCGTTCATATTGGCCGCGGACTCGCGACCAACGTCAATCGTCAGCTTTGGCGGGAAGCGCCACTCGCCGCGGGTCGCACGCTTCAGCGCCTGGACTGGCGTCTCGCCGGCGCGAGCCGGAGGCGCCGGGATTTCGCCGCGGGCGATGGCGTCCAAGATCACCGCGTTCTTGATCGGATCTAGCACCTTGTCGACGAGCACGCCTTGATGCCGCGCGAACACGCGGTCGGCCGCGGCGAACTCCGCGCGCACGCTCGGGCCTGCATAATCCTGCGTGCCGAAGAGGACGCCCTTCGGGATGCCGACGGCGATCGAGAGCTCGTGCATCAGATGCGCGATGAAGCCCGTGAACGCCGTGCTCGGCCGCGCCGGCATCGTCTCGACGCGATCAGCCTGGCCGAGATACTTAATCATCCCGACCTCGGAAAGCTCGTTCTTCTGCTGCTGGCCGCTGGGCAGCGTCGCGCTCGGGGTCGGAGTGAAGAGGTTGCGCGCGTTGGCCGTGCCACGATCCGTGAAGACCAGCGCCGCCTGCTGCGAGGCGAAGCGCACGCCGGCCTTCTCCGCTTGCAAGATCTCGTGCAGCATCCGCGCCGTCTGGATCGCCGCGTGAAAGTCGGTCACGCCGCGGTACTGGTCGACGCGGAAGGGATCAAAGTAGTGGCAGAAATTCCCGGCCGGAACGTCCTCCGCGCCGAAGTAAACGCCCTCGCGCGTCACGCGATAGATGCGATACGCGACCGGCACGCCGAACTCGTTTGTGATGACGCCCTCGAAGTAGTTCTCCGAGTCGAGGCCCATCTCGTTGGGATTGCCGATGCGGGTCGCCGGCACCAGCTGGAGCTTGAGCCCATCGCCCACGCGGCGGATGACGAAGCCGCAGTCGCCGTCAACCGGCCGATTTTCAGCGGCTAGCTGGATTAACTTGCGGAAGGAGTTGCGGCCCGTCGCGTCGGCCTGCTTGCACCACGAGTGGAACCACTCGTTGACCGTGGCGTTGTAGTCGCGGTCTCCAGTCGTTGCCGAGTATTCGGTCGGCGTCAGGTAGTTGCCGAACTTGCGCGAGACCTCCTTCACCTCGGGACAATTCTCGACCAAGTTCCGCGCTTCCCACATCATCACCACCCGCTCGCGCACCGTTTGCGACGACTCGCTCGGCTGGCCGTACTGCATCGGCGCATAAAGCCGATTGGTCTGCGCGGCGTTGTAGGAAAACAGCGCGGTCTCGACGCGAGCCTGGAGCCGGCGCAGCGCGGCCTGCGGCGCGATGGTCTCGAGCGCCCGCTCGAACCACGGCCGATTGCGGATGACTGCGGTTGCGTCGAAGGTCTGCATAATCAATTCCCGGTGAAGCTGACAAAGGTCGTGTCGGTCGTGTCTCCGTTCTGATACTCGATGGCCGAGACGATGTCGCCTAGCATCTTGTTGAGCGTGTTAAGATCGGCGCGCGTGACGGACTTGCCGTTGAGGCTGTAGCTCGTGTTGAGCAGACAAGCCTGGATCGCATCGAGCACCTTCGTCTTGAGCGTGTTCAGCGTCGCGACGTCGACGTCGAGAAAAGGATTGTCTGCCGCCATAAAAGAGCGGCCGCCGTCAAAAGGTTTTTTGACGCCCCGCGCTGGCTTCGATTTGACGACAAAAAAGCCGCCCCA